TATTGAAGCACGAGGAAATTCAGGGGGTTATTGAACAGTATCGGAAACCAGAAAAACCACCTAAGCCTGGCCTGAAACTGCTTGAAGATAAGGCGATACAGGCGCAACAGGAATCTGTTAGGGCAAATAAGTCCCTTGAGAGTAAAGACGCTCAGATTGCGAAACTGAAGGCCACGGTTAAGCGCCAAGCCAAAGAACTCGTTGAGAAAGACAAAGTGATTGCTGCGTTACAAGAAGAGTTGCGAAAAGTATTGGCCCCGCTGAGAGACATAATGCCGATAATCAGCAGTATGGAGGGAACTAAGAATGACCCAACGAATATGCAAATGGTATAATAAACCGTTCACACCCAAACCGAAGGCCCATTGGCAGAAGACGTGCGGGAGCCCTGAGTGCAAGGTGAAGCAGCGGCGGTATGAGAACACGAAAGAGGTTATACCGAAGCCGAAGGCAAAGACGCCCAGCCCCAAACGGTTTAGTGTAACCGTGTATAACCACCAACCGATAGGCACCATGGTGTCAGAGGTGGCGGAGTTCTTGCGCGCACGGATTAAGACCATGAAGATCCCTGAGACGTGGCGGGCGGTTGCGAGCCTGACGGGGATACGGCGGGGTAATGGTCACATGGAAGTGACGTACATGGTGCGGGCAGAGGAACCGTTGACGGGGGTGAGGCATTAGGCGATGACTAAAATCGAAGATTACCGTAATGGTGGCGAGGGGTTTATTAAATGGGTTGAAGACAATGTATGGCTGTCTGTATTTCCGGAAGGGTCAGACATCCCTCAATGGATGCCGTTCTCTGAGTTTCCGCCAAAGATCCGTGAAATGTGGAAGCGGCAACAAGAGCACTTGATAATCCCTGGCCTTGAAATGAATGATGGGGAATTCAAGTATCGCCTTCTGATCGCAATGTGGCCTCGTGGTGAAGGAAAATCTGTGGAGGCAATCCTAATCCAATTATGGCGGTTTTTTTGCTTTCCAAAGATGACAATTATCTTAGGCGCAAACAGTTCGGGCCAGGTGAGATTTCATCATTTTGAGGAAATGGTTCGGGTGATATCCAATAGCCCAAAATTGATTACAAAATTAGGAAAGCAAAATCTTCAACAGAGACAAATTCAAATGAAGGACAGCAAGGGGAATATCACGTCCTTTATCCGCCCGGTGTCGTCTTTTACAGGAATTTACAGTGGATGCACGGGATATACTTTCAATGAATTCCACCAAGCGAAGAATTTTAAGTTCTTTACCGAGATCGATAGTTCCATGCGTGGGGTCAAGAACGGTTTGGGAGTGATTGATACGACGGTTGCGCCTAAAAGCCATATCCTTTATAAGCTGTATCAGACATGGAAAGACGGAAAAGACCCCTATCTATTTTATTCCTATCGACAAACAAAAGGGACTGCCAAAGAATTTTGGAACCCTGGCATTACACAGGAGTATCTTAATTCTCAAAAGGAACGACTGCCGTTCGGAGAGTTTGAGCGGTTTTATATCAATTCCTGGTCCGCCGGTGCCGAGCGTGTCTTTACCGACGAAATGATCGAGGCGACCAACTTCTTAGGAATTGATAACCAGCTTAACGTCCACCCCGCGCTCATAGAAATCCTTACCGCTAAAAATAACCTGATCGAGCAGGAACAGAAGATAATCACTCCGACCGGGGATGATGAACTGGATGCAGCGAAAACTGTCACACCCTTATTGTTTGAGCAGCACAAGGATCGATTTGAAGAGTGGGACAGCCGATTATGGCCAGTGGACGATGTGTGCTCAATGGTGGATGCCTTTGGGAACCCAGCCATGGTTACGATTGACGACCTTCAGAGGATCGGTGATATGTACGATACTGATTGGGCGATCCTGGCGGGTATGGACCGGGCGGACCCGATGAAAACCCGAACAGCGGCCAGAACGATTGTAACGGCCGTGGCAAAGGGGTTGACAGGATCTCGGAGTAATCCATACCCAGCAGACGATGCAGACGCCCCGCGATATTTGTATTTCCTGCTTCAGTTGAAAGATGTTGAGGATCATTCTATTGAGGTGATAAAGGACGTGTTGATTTCCATACGGGACACTTACGACGGGATTGATGCGTTTGGATCGGAGCGATGGGGGGCTGTGGACATGGAAAAGTGGTGTCAGGACAATACGATCTTGCCTGTGATCTATTACCCTACCTACGGCCGGCAGCGAACCATGTTCACGGAATTGTATCTGGCGTATAAGTCCGGCCGGTTTAAAACCCCGATCGTTCACGTGCGGGGGCAGAAGCAAGATGATATCCTGAAAGAAGAAGCCAGCGTGTTCGATCATAATCCCGATGCGACTAAAGGGAAGTTCGGCAGCCCCGAGAAATATGAAAAGTACGGCATTCAGGACGACTGCATGTTCAGTGTGGGGTCGGCGGTGTATGCAGGGATAAACTTAGGCGTGGACAGCTTTAGGGAGCGCAAGGGCGTTCAAAGTTTTGGGATGTTTTTTAAGCAGGGGGGGTTGTTGGGGAGGTGGTAGCAATGGGAGATGCAATTAAAATACGAGGAGGATAATATGGAAGGAGAACTTTTGTCGGTGGAGAATAACGTATTAACATCTGAAAAATTAACCGTGTACCTTGATGTAATCGAACTGTTTACCTCATTTACGGACCCGAAGATCCAGCGGCAGGTTTCTAAGAGTCCTCAAAGACAGGATGCCCTGGGCCTGCAAATGGCTAAGATCGGGATGCGCTTGGCATTGTTGGGCATTGATGATGTTGTCAAGGGTTACTGCAAGTTCAGGCAGTTGGCACAATTGGAAGGCGCGAAATCAGAGGATATTGTGCGATGCTTCGGTGACTTGATACTGAAAATGCGGGCTGATCTGCATAAGGTTCAGACTTGTACCATAGATGATATGTTAGGATCGTTTATCGTGGGGAGAGTGTGATGGATATTCCGGGACACTGTAATCAAGTGGGCGGAACCTATTTTTCCCTTGACATCCATAAGAAAATCTGATATGTATCATATATGCATAAGTTTTTCTTATACTTAATCCCGAGGCCAAATGACAATAGAGATTCGCTGTAAAAAGTGTAACGCGTTGTTATTTAAAGTAGAAGCCGAACATTTAGCCCGTGGTATCATTATCAAATGTAGGAGCTGCAAGTATGTAAATAAATTTTAAGTGTAACCAGGTAGTCGAGCGTCCCGAACGCCAGAATAGTCACCCAGAGCTTTTCAAAAGCCGATTTTAGGAGATTTTTTCTCTTGATTTCGGCTTTTTTTGTGGAATCCATGCCAAAGAACGAAGAATTGACCATAAACGACATCCCTGATGAGTATTTAGAAGTCCTTGGCCGTGAGCTTGCCATGAGCGTACCGTGGCAGTACGACCCCGACGAAGCCACATACCGCGACCCCGACACGGGCCAGACTTATGGGACTACTGAAAAAGACGATACCGCGGCCACCAGGAGCGTCCTGCAAGAGCAATGCTTCCTCAAGGCTACCCGAAACCCCCAGGTAGCAACCGCCACGAAGGGCCTTGTGGGGCGTCTCACTGGTTTTGGTTTTGAAATCAGTTCTGAGATCCAGGAAATCCAGGCGGCCATAAATGAGATTGAGTTAGATCAGCGAAATCGACTCTGGAATTACTGGCCAAAGTATGTCGGCCGCGGGAAGATCGAAGGCGAGCTTTTTTTATGCCTTACCTGTCATACGGATGGCTTTATCGAGGTGGATTTCATTGATCCGGCTGCGATTGACAGTTCCCAAGAAGAGTCCGGCATCATATTTCACCCGAATAAGACGACTACCCCGCTTGTTTACTGCATAAAAGACAACGATTTAGGGATTGATGAGCAAATCCCGTCTATTTACATCGCCCGATACCCCGAATGGCTCGAGTATGCCAAGAAAAACAAGGCATATTCGGCATCTGCGCTCAAAAATAGCAAGTCCCGGAGGAAAATCTTCAAAAAAATGGGCGGTTTTTACCGTTTTATCGTGTCGTGGGACATGGGTCTCGTTACAAAGCGGAACATCGGCCATATTCGGACGGTTTTGGAGTGGGTGCAGTATTGGGAGGACATTAAAAAGTACGAACTGGATCATAAGAA